TAAACTTATTAGAGAAGGTAAATACTCTAAGACATCAAAATCTTTTCAAAATGAATTTCCTAAACTAGTAAAGATTGTTAGAGAAGGAGATGTCAAAGAAGCAATGAGTTTACAAACTAGAGTTTTTATGAGGACTGATGATTTAGTTGAGTATTGGGAAGAAAAGCTTGGTGTAAACTTAAAAATAACTCTTGGAGAAGATTATGAGCTCTGGGATATATTTGATGAAACAAAAGAAACTTTAGAAATCGATAAAATAAAAGAACTATGTGTAACAGAGAAGTCTTAGAAGTTATTATAGAAGAAGTGGGGACAGAGAAAGCTGCAGAGTTCTGTCGCCTAGCAAGTCTGATGTATGACATTAGATACAATGCATGTAAACAATTAGAACCACTCAGTGAGCTTGACTTTGAAAGAGACTGGTGGAAGGATGCAGCAGAAGCATTAAATAAACAATTAAAACCAAAATTATGACAAACGGATTAGAACTTTTAGAAAAATACCCTTTAGCTAAAAATGTAGTTAAAGACTGGTTTATGAGAACAATGTTAGAATCATTTAAAGATGAAGATGTTCCTGAGGAATTCAAGCAGTTTATGCTTGAGCAAGGAGTGGAAGATGACAAAGTGGGTAAGTTGATTGATGTGAACGTCAGAATACTATTTGATGTGTTTGATGAGAATGAAATTTATATAGCTATAACAACTCCTCCTGACTGGTGTTGGGAAATATCTCCTGGACATACTGAAAATAGTGTATGTAAATCTAGAAAAGAAGCAGAACATGCTGCTATAGAAAAAGCTTTTGAAATCTTAGAGACCAAACTAACACCTGCTGTTAAAGAAATAGAGGTGACAGATGAGGAAATAGTAGAAGAATAATTAGGATTAATCAGGGAGATGAATTATATTTGTCTCCCTACAATTTAAAAAACCAATGAGAACAAGTAAAGAATTTAACGAGAAATACAAAGACTACATTGAAGAAGGCCACTATGGTATGGACATCAATGAACCTTCTGTATTAGCTTATGTAGATCAAATATTCAATGATCTTATAAAGATTCCTGGATTCCAATTTAGTCAAATAAAGACTAAATATGGAATGGCTAGAGTGTATACAAATCTTTATGAACTAATGCCTTTTGTAGGTAGAATTGTTGATCAAGAACTCGAAGAGAAGATCAACTTCATTCTAAAGGTGGAGTATGAGTTAGAGAACAGATTAAAGACTTTAAATCTAAGTAAAGATGGAACGCCTATTCAATCTCTTTAAAGGACAACAAATAAAACATCCTAAATATTCAGGAGTGGTTTGTGGATATGATGACAGCAGATTCATTCTAGCTGTAGAAACACATGATGATAAAGGTATATTCTTTAGAAGACTTCGTAAAGATGATAATGTATTTATTATGGATGAATATAAAGATTCTAAATACAGATACGTTTATGAAGATGAGAGAGAGATTATAAAACAATCTGAGAATGTCAGGCAAAGCAACTAAATTAACAACTAGAGATAAGTTATTGATAATTGAATATAGAGAGAAGAATCCTCAAGTGATACTACCACTTATATCTGATATGTTTAATGTACATCTAGGACAAATAAAAAAATTGTTTAATGGAAGTGATTTAATAATCCCTTCTAAAATGAATAGACAACATGGATGAAGAAAAAAGAAAATTCACAGAGGGGAGAGACTACTATTTAGAAGATGGGAGAGTTATCTTCACTAAAGAATATCTTGAAAACAGAGGTCCATGCTGTGGTGGGCAGTGCAGACACTGTCCATATAATGAACGTATAAAAGGAAACACCACTCTAAGAGTGGATTGATTTAATTTCTGTTCTGTTTTTTAATTGTTGAGAAAGCCCTGAAGAAATTTGGGGCTTTTTTAACCCAATTAATTACCAATCATGGATAGAAAAACCCCAATTTATGGGGTCTATGTTACCACAAAAAGTCAAGTAAATGATGCAAAAAACTTGACAATAACAAAAAAAATTAGTATATTTAACAATAATTAAAACAATTAAATAATGGCAAAGAAAGCAGAAAAAAAAGAAGCTGAGAGCAAATGTTTAGCAGCAATTGAAAGTTTAAACAAGAAGTATGGTGTTGGTTCAATTCTAGCATTAGACTCTAAAGCAGGAGGAGATTATGATGTAATCAGTACAGGTAGTATTGGTTTTGATCACATCACTCTTGGTGTAGGAGGGTTTGTAAAAGGTAAGCTATATGAGCTTATGGGATGGGAAGGTACAGGTAAATCTACAATCTGTGGTCATGCTGCTGCAGAATGTCAGAAAGCTGGTGGTACTGTTCTTTATATCGATGGTGAGCATGCTGTTGATAAGAACTACTTCAAGAAATTAGGAGTGGACACAACCAAAATGTTAATTGCTCAACCATCTTGTGGTGAGGAGGGTTTCAATATTGCTATGGAAATGATTAATACAGGAGAGATTGATCTTGTAATCATAGATTCAGATTCATCACTCATCCCTAAGAAGATGCTTGATGGTGATGTAGGTGATTCTGCAATAGGTAAAAAAGCTTTATTGAACAGTAATGCTTATCCAAAACTAAAAGGTGCTCTATCACAACATAATACATGTGTTATCGTAATATCCCAATATAGAGAGAAGATAGGTGTTATGTTTGGTAATCCTACAACAACTCAGGGTGGTCATGCATTGAAATTCTATGCAGATGTTCGTATAGAAGTGAGTAGAACCCTAGCTAAAGAAGGTGATGTAAACTATGGTAATATCACTAAGCTTAAAGCTATTAAGAACAAGATGTCTCCTCCATATAGAAAATCAGAGTTTGAGATTGTGTATGGTAAAGGTATTGACACTCTTGATGAGATGATGAGTCTTCTTAATGAGTTTGAGATAGGTAGAAAGTATGGTAAGACAATGACCATTGATGGAACTAAGTATGACTTAGATGAATTCAAGCAGCTTGTTGTAGACAATCCAGAGTTCTATGATGAACTAAGAGAGAAGATCATTGCTAAGATTAACGATGCTGATCTTCCTGTAGAAGAAATAGAAGTAGAAGAGGAAGAATTAGTTGCTCCTACACCACCATCTGATTTATTTGATTTATAATGACAGATAAAGTAGTTGAAGCAGTAAGAGCTGATCTATTACAGAGATCTCAAGTGGGTATTAAGAAATATAATACTACACTTGAGAGATCTGATTTAGATCTTAAAGATTGGTTACAGCATTCATATGAAGAATGTTTAGACATGGCAAACTATTTAAAGAGATGTATAATAGAACTAGAAAATAGTGAAAAACAATTATAACTTATGAAAAACACTTATAAAAACAGATATGGTGATGAATATACATTCACAAGAGATGAGAATCATGATATACTATGGGAAGGAGAGTTTAAATGGTGTAGATTTGGTATGCCTAATGATTACACTAAAGCTTATGAAGCTTATTGTAATGATGTAGAAACACCAATGTCATTAGAAGAATTTAAGAAAGTTGTACATCATTATGATGATGAAACTCTTACTTATGATTATCCTGAATACAATAGAATGGTTGAATCACTTACTAACGAGATTGATATGATTGATCCAAGTGGTGGGCCCTACATTAGTAGAGGTATGCCAATGGACAGCTTTGGATTCAAAAACTATGTAGTGAAAGACTTTAAGCGTATTGATACAGGATACAAGATTATTACAGAGAAATGTGCTTATTGCAATCAATCACGTGGACACAAAATGAGTTGTTCAACACAAAAAATACAAATAAACATATGAGAAGTTACAATGAATTAGAAGCCCTTGTTATAACATGGGCACATCAAAAAGGTATCCTAGATAATGGAACACCAAGAGCACAAGCTGGTAAGACAGTTGAAGAGGTGCAAGAACTTATCAATGCAATTGATACAAATAACAAAGCAGAGATAGAAGATGCTCTAGGAGACATCTTAGTGACCATCATCATCCAAGCAGAGATGCAAGGATTAGAGTTAATTAAATGTTTAGAGAGTGCATACAATGTAATCTCTAAGCGTACAGGTAAGATGGTAGATGGTCAATTTGTAAAAGATGATAAGTAATTTTGATCACCCTCAGCTGTGTCCTAATTGTCAGGGATACAAAACAATGCCTTACACATGGAATAGTACATGTGCTCCAAGAATGTGTAGCTGTCCTAAACCAATATCATTATCATGGGAATGTCATAGATGTGGAAAGATTAATGCTCCATGGAAAGACTCTTGTGATTGCACACCACCAAGTAACTTAATGTCACCAACTTGTGAAACAAAAGTGTAAGACATGTGGAAGAAATTCTGATAGCAATTATTGCTTTCAGCATAAACCAAGAAAACCATTTAAGCCTAAAAAGAAACTTCTAGCATATAGACCTAAAGGTTATGAAGCTCTACGTGAAGAAATCTTAAAGATGAGACAGTTCTTTTTAGAAATATGGAATAAAAGAACGCACCATTCAGAAGTGAGTGGTGCCTATCTAGGTAAAGAGCCTATGTCTACATACTTCCATCACATACTAGCTAAAGAAAAATACCCTGAAGCTTGTTTAGATGAAGAAAATATTATACTTTTGACGCTAGAGGAGCATTCTAACGTAGAAAATGATATGTATAAGTATGAAGAGGTTAATGACAGACGTAAACATTTATTAAAAAAATATGAAAGATCCTAATAGAGCAAGAAAAAGTGAGGTGAAATACAATGTTGTCCTTAATGAAGAACAGAAACTTGCTAAACAACTAATAATAGACAATCAAATTGTTATTGTTACAGGTAGAGCAGGAAGTGGTAAATCATTAGTTGGAGCCATCACAGCATTAGATTTTTTAAATACTAAACAGTGTGATAAAGTGTTAGTAGCTAGAAGTGCTATTGAAGTGGGTAAATCATTAGGTTTTCTTCCTGGAGATCTTAAAGAGAAATTCAACCCCTATATGGAAGCTTTGGTAGAAAATCTTTATAAATGTACAGATAGACTTAAAATAGATGAGTTTGTAAAGAATGGAAAAATACAAGCTCTTCCTATACAATTTATTAGAGGCAAAACTATAGATGATATTCTTATTGTAGAAGAAGCTCAAAACTTAACTAAAGGAGAAATGGAAGCTATTCTAACTAGACTTGGTACAACAGGTAAAATAGTTATTAATGGTGACTCTTCTCAAAGAGATACAAGTGAGTCTTATACAGGATTAGATTTTGCTATAGAGCTTTCTAAAAACATTGAAGGAATAGAATGGATTAAATTACAAGCTAACCATAGAAGTGGATTAGTTGGAAAAATATTAGATTATATATATGGAAAATAAAATAGAAGTATTAAAATTCAGTGCCACATGGTGTGGCCCATGTAGAGTGTTAGCTCAAACATTAAAAGATGTCGAAGGAATAACAAACATCGACATAGATAAAGATCAAGAAACTCCAAGAAAGTATGGAATCAGAAGTGTTCCAACAATGGTGTTTCTAAAAGATGGCAAAGAAGTTCACAGAAGATCTGGTAACATGCCATTAGAAATGTATCAAAAGATCTTAACTGAGATTAATGATAGCAAAGAACTTAACAATTAAAAATAAAGATCATGATTAAAAAATTATTATTGTCTTTGCTAGAGATAAATAGCGAAGATATTACAGGGACTACAGGAAAAAAAGCTCCTGTAAGTGGTATATACAGAAGTGGTAAAGAGTTCATTGCTCTAACAAAAGGAGAGACATTTCCTCCTGTTGTACATGTATGTTGGAATTTAGTAGTAAGCGTTTAAACAATTATTAAATATGAAAAACCAATTTTTTTACACAGCCATTATTGGAGACAAGGAGTATACAGCTTCTTTAAACATCAACAAGGTGATTAGAACATTAGAGAACGATGAGGCAGGCCTTATTGTTATTCTAGATGATTTCAACGAAAGAGTTACACAACAGCCAGATGTTGATCTTAAAACTAACAAGTTTAAGGGATACAAGAATGTTCGTGAGACTGTTCAATCAGAAATCACATTGAATGCAGAAGACGCTAAAAGATTTTTTTATTTAACTGACATAACACAACCTAGTGTAATTATGAATATGGATACTTTAAAAGAATTAACAAAACCAAAATAATTATGAAAACATACATAAAAAAACCAGTAGAAATACAAGCAGAACAATGGTTAGGAACAGTAATACAATACAATGATTTATTATCCGCTAATATTATAAATAAAGAATTACATGAAGATGGTTCTTGTGATATAGAAACATTAGAAGGAACAATGAAATGTAATTTGAATGATTACATTATTAAAGGTATTAAAGGAGAATTTTATCCTTGTAAACCAGATATTTTTGAATTAACTTATAAATTAGTAACAGAATAAATTATGGGAAAATTATTAGGAAATCGCATCTACTTACAGATGCCAAAGAAAGAAGAAAGCAAACTTGTTGTTGATGAAAACACAAAAGAAGCTTTACAGAAAGAACTACTTAAGAAAATGAGTAGATTGAAAGTGCACAGTGTTGGAACAGCTATTACAGATCCAGACCTTATTGTAGGTTGTGAAGTGATGGTAGATCCTACAGCATTAAGAGACAAAACTCTTGTGATTCCTTTATCAGATGAAGAAGATGTGTTGTTAGTTTCTATATTTGACATTATTTATATCTGGTAATATGGAATATCCTTTCATTAGTTGCAAATGCATCACTTATGGAAGAGTAGATACTCTTGAGGAAGCGATACAAAGCTTCCTCATACAAGAGTATCCAGGTAAGAAAGAACTAATCATAGTTAATGACTACCCTCTTCAAAAGTTAGTGTACGATCATCCAGAGATAAAGATTTATAATATGGATGAAACATTCCCTACAATTGGGGATAAAGAGAATTATGCTATAGAGAGATGTTCTGGAGAACTTATTGCTGTATGGGATGATGATGATGTAGCACTAAGTAATCATCTCTCTAACATAGCAAAGCATTGGAAAGAAGATACAAACATTATTCATTGGGCTACAGGTGTATTTTATAATGAGCCTAGTATAACAAAGATAATGGGCCTTGGTAATTCTGGTATTGTATATAGCAAGAAAGCTTGGGAAGCAATTGGAAAGAGTCCAATACAGAATGCTGGTGGAGACATGACGTTAGTTAATAAAATTCATGCTCTAGGAAGACAATATGCTATTGATGTAACAATGCCTGAATCAGAAGCTTCTTGGTTTTATATGTGGGGTGGACGTGGTTATCACCAATCAGGTTTGGGAACAGACACTGCAGATAGACCTAATGTTATACAAAGACACAGTGAGTACATAGAAGACTTAAGACAAAAAGGATTGATACCTACAGGATATGTTCAGTTAGTTCCACATTGGAACAAAGACTATGCTCAAATGCTAAAAGACTTCCTTAATGAAAGCAATAATAGTAAATAGGAATCTCTTAACTACATTAAAAGAAACAGTAGAGTTTCTATCTAAGGAGAGTAGAATAGATGTGATTATATATGATCAACAATCTACATACCCACCATTGTTAGAATACTACAAAACTTGTCCTGTAGAAATTGTATATTCTAAAGTGAATGGAGGACCTCATAGTGTTTGGGGTGAAGATCTAAAAGAACATTTAAAAGACTATTTTATAATAACTGATTCAGATTGTTCTTATGAAGGAGTTCCTGATGATTGGTTAGATGTAATGTTGAATGTTGCAAAAGACAACATGAAGGTTGGATTTTCTTTAAGTTTAGATCTTCCTGAAACACCTCTTAGACAGAATATAATAGAATGGGAGAGTAAGTTTTGGGTTGATAAGAATGAGCATGGTTGGATTGCTGATATAGATACTACATTTGCACTGTATCCACCTAACTCACCATTTACTTATAGAGCAATCAGATTAGATAAACCTTATTGTATCAAGCATATTCCTTGGTATTTAGATCAGATTCCAGAAGAATGGAAATACTATCTAGAACATGCTTCAGGTATATCCTCTTGGGGAAGTAAACTAAAAAAACAATTATGACTATAGTAAATAAATTTGGAAAGAGCTTCAATGTTGTAAACACTGACTTGAACTCAAAGTTTTGGTCAGATCACTATGAAGGTTGGGAAAATTCAACGTTTGATTTCATTATCCCTCGTCTTGATAAAGATAAAACCTTCATTGATATAGGATCTTGGATAGGACCTATATCATTAGTAGCATCTCAGTTCTCTAAACAATGTATTTGTTTTGAACCAGATGGAATAGCACACAATGAGTTTAAACAGAATATAGAACTTAATGACATAAAGAACATTCATCTGGAGAACATGGCTGTTTCCATACATCCTGAAATAGAAATAGGATGTGATGTGCTTGGACAAAGCATTACACGAGATTCATGTAAAACCAATGTGATAAAATGTAAATGTGTTTCTATAAAAGATATTCTTGATAAGTACAATCTATCTGAAGGAGATATATCAGTGATTAAAATAGATGTAGAGGGTCATGAAACAGAACTGTTGAAAGACAAAACTCTATGGGACCTAAACGTACCTATGCATATATCATTTCATCCAGGATGGAAAGAAGATAGAAAATCATTCTACGATAGTGTGATTCCTTTCTTAAAGCATAAACAGATAGATGTTTCCAACTTAGAGAGTCTTGGTAACTTCTTTGACTTAACGATTAAATAAAAAAAAAAAGCCTCCTTGATTGGAGGCTTTATTATTTTGATAAACTTTTTTGTTTATTCCTAAACTTTCGATCACTCATATATTTATCAAGATCAAATGTATTATTTTCTATATCTTTTAAAGCTTTTAGATATAATTGATGTGCTTCCTCTTCACTACTAAAACATCCTAATCTTATATTTTTTTTATAATAAATTTGAGAAATCCATACTTTGTCTTTAGAACTCCAAGAAGTTCCCAATAAAGAAGATTTGTTTACAACATTACCTTTTATAGTGTTTCTACGCTGAGTTATTAATTGTAAATTATTTTCTTCATTATTTAAAATATTTCCATCTTTATGATCTACTACAATAGTAAAAGTATTATCTGGAATATGTTCTAAAAAAGCTTCTGCTACTAAAATATGAACTCTTTTAGTATAATTTCTACCTTCTTTAAATAAAGATAGAGATAAATAACCAGCACCATTAATAGAAGGTTTTAGTATTTTCTCTTTATTACATTTAAAACTTTTTACTCTACCAAGATTACTTACTTGATACATTTCTTCAAAACCTTTAATATTTTTCCAATTTTCCATATTTGTATATTTTATACAAATATACTAATTTTATTTGGATAAACGTTTAACTTTCATTGGTTGTTGAGCTGAGGTTCTTCTCACCTTATCATCCATAGACTTATTCTGAGAGAAAGGTTTATCCTTCTTAGGTATAGGAACTTTAGGAGCCATTCTTGGTGCTCCACTCTTCTTGGCCTTACCAAATGTTTCTTTCTTAGCAGCCACCTTTACAAGTTTTCATTGATCCACCAGATCTAGATTTCTTTACAGTCTTACCATTCTTTCCTCCTAGTAATCCACCAAGCATTCCACCTACTCCTCCCATTCCTCCTTTTTTTCCTTTACCACCAAACATTCCTGCTACCATAGGTGCAGCTTTCATAGCTAATGGTAACAATGCACCTATTGCAGCTTTCTTAACTGGTTTACCATTCTTAGCTATAACACCACGTCCTTTAAGGATGTCTGCTCTAGTTACCTTTCCATCTTTGTTAAGATCAGGAAATGATTTACCATTTTTAGCTTTGGTAACTTTACCACCTGATTTAAAAGGAGGTCTTTTACCTTCTCCACCACCAATTAATGGAAATCCTCTTTTATCTTTTTTATCTGGATAACTATCTGCCGGATTGATTGATTTTTTCTTTGTTGTTTTTTTAACAACAGGTTTTTTAGGTTGTAACATGATTATATATTTTTATAGGGTTTAACAATTCCATTTTTTCAGATAAGCAGCTAGTTTATTAGCTATTTCTGAACTATCTTTTACTTTACCAGCAGCTAAATTACAATTTCCACAAAGAAGTTGTCTAACTTGTCCAGTAAAATGATTATGATCTACATGTGGTTTGTTGTGTTGTTTACCTGTTTCATCAAATTTTATCTCACAACAAGCACATTTATACTCTTGTTCTTTTAACATTTCGTTATACTTATCTATTGTAATATTATATTTAGCAGGAAGATTCCATTTTCTACTAAGTACTCTCATACACTCTCTACAAGCATAACTTAAACCAGTTTTTTGTTGTCTATTTTTATTAAAGTCAGAAGAGTGTTTCCATTCTTCACATCTACTACATTTATATCTACCACTTTCATCACACCCTTTTACAGGTTTGCCAGATTTTTTATCATCTAGCAGTTCCATTTTCTTAAAGATTTATTGATTCTTGAGTTAGGATCATTTGCTGTCTTAGCAGATGTGAGTTTCTTCTTCATGCCTGACATTCTACTACAGAATGACTTACGTCTTCCTGCAGCCTTACTTCCAGCTTTAAGCTTTGAAGGTTTTGTTGTAACAGCTGTTTTAAGTTTGCTTCCAGGGTTAGCTTTTCTATATGAAGCCACTCCTTTAGCGTTGAGACCACCAGAAGGATTCTTTCCTTCTTTTCTTTGCCATGCTGGTGTTGCCATTATTTCTTAGATTTAAATATTTATATTTTTCCAAGTCTTTCCTCTATGAATATCTTTTATAGAGTAGTAACTAAGTTCAAGTTTGTCTGCTACCTGTTTTGGGAGAAGACCACTTGCTAATTGTTTTTTAATTTCAATTACTTGTTCTTCTGTAAGCTTGGCCATTTTATGAGAAGCTCCACTTTTCCAATTTTTTGATAAATTTTCTAAATGCTTACTTCTATAACCATCATCTTTCCAATTTTCTTTTTGAGATATAGATTTTTTAAGTTTGACTTCTTCTGTTCTTTTGATTCCAAGATTACTTCCAGCAATTTTAGCAATGTTATAAGTAGGTTTTAAACTATCTATATAACTTTGTTCAGTCTTTAATATTTCTTCAATAGAACACTCACATAAAATTTCAAATGTAAAGTTATCTTCCCCATGTTTATTAACTGCTCTAATTAGTTTTACACAAGTATTTCTAACAGAACGTATATCATGAATATGAGTATAATATCTTTTTATCAAATTGTTTGTACTTCCTATATAGAACTTACCATCAATTTGATTAGTAATTTTATAAACAACTCCTCCTTTCTCTTTCTGAGAAAAGTATTTTTGTTTATGTTCATTACTAATATTTAATATCATTTTCCCTTAGCCTTTATTTTTTTCTCCTGTGTCAGCATTGCTTTCGTAGGAGATTTAGGTTTTGCCCCAGTCTTTTTATTCTGAGCAGCCTTACTTCTCAAATTATCCCATAAACCTCTTCTTGACATAGAACCATCAGCACGTTTAATCAATCCTCCATTTTTTAACCCTGTTGATTTTACTTTTGGTCCTTTAAAGAATCCATCATCCATAATTTTAGATTTACGTCCTTTATAAAATTCAGTAGTATCAGATTTTTTAATTAGTTTTTTATCTATATTTTTAAAAAAACCATCAACTTTAGGTTTTTTAACAGTTGTTGTGTCACCATTCTGAGCACGTTTAATCATTGCTCCAGCCTTAGCTTTCTTAACTTTTTTAGTATTCATCATAGATTGCTCATTTTTTAATTTACCATTTAAATACTCCATCTTAGATTTAAACTTTTTTTCTTCAAGTTTAAACGTAGCATTATCAAGAGAATCTTTACTTTTCTTTATTTTATCGAATAAAGGTTTTGGATCAGAATACTCTGATGTTCCATTCTGAGCTTTTTTTATTGTACCACCAGATTTTAATCCACTTCCTTTAAAAGGGCCTTTCTTTTTAATTAAAGGACCATTAGGAACAGGTGTTATCTTACCACCTTTACGTAATACACCAGGACCTACATAGGCTGATGCTTTTTGGGGATTTAACTTAGACATAATTATTTATTCGTTAATGTTATAGTAAAATGAATCTGTGTCTTCACTCACCCATCTGTCAGAATATGATTCTACAGATTCAAGAATGTTGTCCACCTTTATGTTTTTCTTTTCTAATGGGAAATCTTGTGTAACAAAGTTAGAGTCTTTCCAATATATTCTATTGTTT